ACGATTGATCTCCGTCACTCGGAAGTTGTAACAACTTTTCCTGCTTGGTGGCACCAGTGCTCCCATGTTCTTCTCTCTCATCTATACCTAATATGTATATGACAACATATACTGTCATGACTAAAGCAAGGATTATCATAATGATCACAGACCATACAGGATCATTTGGATTATCAAGAGGTTTAAGTATGAGATTCATTACTAAAAGGTGCCCAGTGTTGCCACCCATATTTGTGAACATAATTCATACCAATAATAGGTACAACAACTAATGCAAGACTTAGTGAACCAATCCCAAAAGGATTATTGAGTGTGGCAGCAGCAAAGTGTGCTGCTATATGTGCGATGTGGGTCATACGTATCCTCCCCAGATTTTCCAAAGATCTCTAAAATAAAAATCTACTGAAGTTAAACTTCCTACAGGAATAGGTTCTTCTTCAGTGTTGGCCCATTTTTTACAAAATTTAAAAATTTGCTTATTACTATTAACGTGACTCACCCCATACATTCTAGCGAATGAACTCATAATAAAATCATAACGTTTTTTAATGTGCTGTTCCATTTCCATCATACTTATTACTTTCATAGTAGAAATTTTCGCCTCTATATAGTCCAAAGGATATAGTTAGTAACACAAATGGAATTGAGACCCACAATAAAACATTTTCTAAAGTCATTTAAAAAATACCTTTAATCCTAGAGATGTTCTGCCACCCTCAAATTCTTTTATGCTGCCTAGGTATTCAGCAAATAATTTTAAATCCTTACCATATTCAATACCAATAGATCCTAAAGGACCTTCAAAATTATCTTTACTATCAAACTTTGAATTATTCAAAGATATACCACTGTATACTGTAAGGTCTGGTGATAGTGGTGCTAAAAATTTTACACCTGCATGATTGATACCAGGATGATCATCACACTGCATTGGTGATGAAAGATGTTCAGCAAACAATCTTAAATGTTTGTACGTATCATATTCAATACCAAAGGAACCTACAGGTTCTTTCAAGAGTATTTGATGACTATTATATGGTTCTAAATTAACTTGAACATAAGTTTTCACCTCATCAGGACTCATAACTCCAAGCATTGCGGTTGTTAGTGTTCCAACAATCGTACTTGGTCCAATACATAAACTCATTAAACATTACCAGGTGATAGTGATTTAAAAATTTTAGAGCAAGTATCAATAGCATAAGGTGCTCCATATACTCCAGAGAAGATATAGGATATACCCAACTTAGAGCAATACTTCTCAAGCTCCTGACATTTTGTTATGTCACTGTTACTATGATCAATAATGATATCACCCTCTTCAAGTAATGGTAGTAACTCATCAAGTATGTCTTCTGCCTTTTGCTCTGGGAGTGTAATCTGAAAGATACCAGGAATTCTACCAGCACTGGTAAATTTCTTATTATCAGTTTTAACTGCTCGGACAAGATACTCTATTGAGGTTACACATCCACTAAGGCATCCTGCTTCATATTGTCCACAAGCATTCTCATAGTTAGTACTACTATAACCCCAAACTTCAATTCCCTTTTCAATCATACGTTGAGCCATACCTTCACCAGTGCGACCTAAACCAATCATTCCAACTTTCATTAAACTCTCCTAAGTACAGCACTTTCAGATCTACGACGCATCTCACCTGCTAAAGATGCATATTCATTATGCATCTTATCACCTGCAATATAATTATGTTGTCTTTTTTCTAGTGCTTCAATAATAAGTTTGTAATCTTCACAACTAAAATCTGGAAAATATTTTATCATGGATTTCTTGGATCTAATTCTTTAAGATAATCAATCCACCATTGTGGATCTTTCTGTGTTTTCCAGTTTGGTACTGGTAGACCTTTTTCAGAATAATATTCATACAAAGCATCATCTATAGTCTGTGCTATTTCCATATTCTTCTTCCTGGTCATCAACATCCTCATATGGATTTTCCACATAGGGTCCTCGTTTTCGTAAAGGTTCTTTTCGAACATAATTCGATTCAGCATTTACGGCAGATGCCCAAACAGCAAGTTTAACCACTATGAAAATAATTCCTAAAGGAAGAAAACATGCCAGAAGAACTATTGGGTTCATTTTCCTCTATATCTTATAGGCCATGTTAACTGCATTCCAATAATAATCAACGATATGAAAGCAAATACAAATAATGTACTCATCAATTTACATGTACAACGCCAGTCATACCTGCACTCTGATGAGGACCACAGAAAAAGTTATAGTCTCCTGTGTCAGCAAATACAACGTCCTGCGATTCTCCAGGAGCAAACAATAGTGCTTCTCTAGAAAGATCAGGGCGAGCTTCTACAATGATATTGTGAGGAGGTAGTGATTCATTCATAAAATGAACTGTATCACCTGCAGAGATTGTGATCTCATTCGGTTCAAACACTAGGTTACCATTAGCACCCATTGTAACATCAATTGCCCATACAGGCACAGCAAAAAATAGTGTAGCAATTAAAGAAAAAAAGAATTTCATACTTTTTTTTCAACTACACTATCTATTAATATTACTTACTGATTAATATTTAATTGTTAGAATATTCAAACAATTTTTTTTACATTTTATAACTGTTATCTGTTGATGCAAAACCAATTTTCATAGGTGCTTGTTCAATACGAATAGTTTGAGCAGGTGCAGTTTCTTTTGCTGCTGCAATCAATCTTTCCATATCTGCTTTACTAATACCACCACCATTTCCATTACTTTCTCCTGCTTTCTTTGCTGCCTGAACACCAAAAGTAGCAAGCACTCCAGTAAAGACACTTGCAATAAAAGTTGGATCTAATTTCTGTTCTGGAATACCAAGGGCTGGAGGTAACTTGATGTAAGCCAACGTGAGTATTCCGCCACTCCAAACAAGGATACCAAGCCTAACAAAAGTAGAAAGGATAGCAAGCTGTTCTTCTTTGTCACTTGCTGCCTCCTTTATCTTTCCAATAATACCTTTCTTCTTAGAATCTTCCTTCTTAACCTCTTCAGGCATTTGTTGTGAAGCAACTAATTTATTTAGAAAAAAAGGGGGTACTAAACCCCCTGATATACTGGTGTCATGAGTCCCCCATCAGGTGGTCCATCATCATCTTCATTAGTTTCTATGAAGAGGAGCATAAAGAATAAAGGTGTCAAGAAAAAAATAATTGCTTGTGCCCATTCTATACTCATGAGGATTTCCTAGCTGCTGCACCAATTGGTATAAGAAACAGCAGCGCTGCTACTATAAATCCCATCACCACAAACCTGGAATCAGTTGACCTGTAGTGGCATAAGATCCCATAGCAGCCAAAACACCAATCATTGCTGCCCAACCATTAATACGTTCTGCTTTTTCGTTAAACATTTTTTTGTTCTCCTAATGTAAAATAAAATTTGCTTTGATCTACTGGTGCATTTTCATAAGAGGAAATGTCACCATATTGTTTGTGGTCTTTGTAACCAACCATTCTCCCTTTTGTATTCTGCAGAGCAGACATAAACACTACAAAAAAGAATACTCCTGGAGCACCAATTAAAAGAGCACCTCCAATTACATAATATGTCAGAATTTCAAGTAAAGAGGGTTCCATCAGTAGGTTTCTGAAAGTTGTTCCACAGTATAACCGAGCAGACAGAAAAAAGCAACTGTCGTGACGGTGAAAATAATCTCAGTCATCAGAATCCAAAGACACCAAAGAAAAATACACTACCAGAAGTAGCATAAGAGATAACAGCAGCAACAAATCCAAGCATAGCAGTGCGTCCATTCAATTTCTCTGCCTTTTCTGCATATGATTCATAACCATAACGCTCTGCGTCGGTCTGAGAGATATACATTTGGGGTTCTTTAGCGAACAGATTTTGCTGGCCACGATCATTTGTTGTTACAGTCATTTACCTTTTGTAATGAATCTTTACATATTATATATAAAAAAAATTCCCCTGTCAAGGGGAACAGTGTAGTAATTTATACTTAAATACTTTCTGTATCACAAACTCCTAACTTAAGTTTGTTGATTTCTGCTAACAAAAGTAGGTGTTCATTCTCTAAAGATTCAATTCTCCACTGAAGTTTCTCTACTAATTCGTAAATATTTTTACATTCAGAGATATTTTGTTTTCCTCTTTCAGAGTCATCATAAAACCACTTCAACATCTTTTTTACTTTCTTTTTCATTATTAATCCATGTCTCCACCATAACTGATGCAGGTCTTTTTGTTTTCTGCTGATGCTCTACACCATTGTCTAACGTAAGAATCTGCATCCATAGTCATTGCATGGTGAGCGTGGTTATGCAGTGCCCCTATCAGTGCTATCATTCCTAGCATTAGAAGGGATGTCAGCGTTCCTGGATTTGTTATAAACTTTATAAGGTATTTTTTCATAAAAAAAGGGATGCTGTCGCACCCCTAGTATAACATCTAGATGATATGTGTCTATAAGATCAGAAGTTGTACTTGACGCCCAACTTACCACCCAGACCAAAGTCATCTTCATCTTCAGCAGTTAAGAAAGAAACCTCTCCATATGCACTCAGTGCATCAGAAACGGGAACTCCAAGACCTACTTTACCAGAGAACTGGGTGTCAGTGTCTTCGCCATCAACAGCAACAATTGCAGGACCAGCCTGAACATAGTATGCAGCAGCACCAACTTCTCCTTCAAACCCAACATGAAGATCTGTGGTTGCAGCAGTGTAATCGTCGCCAACCCAACCAGCATTTGTTTCGATGTTGACGTAGGGACCTGCAAATGCAGCTCCAGCAGAAGTGAGCAGAGCAGCGGAAGCTGCGAATACAGATTTAAACATTTTTTGTACCTTTTATGTCTCGTAGAAATTATTCCACGGATGATAAGAACCTCGACTTGGTTCTGTTTGTGTTAATAATTTTGGTATGATTAAAAAACTAACTCTAGTAATTGAGGAGATCGTTTCTTGTTTAATATACCAAAACTGAAAGACTAACTCGAGTAATTGAGGAGATCGTCTAAGAAATATATTTTCTTCTTTGTATTAACATTATTTAGTATATTGTAAAACTAAAAATGTGTCAAGTTCAAGATGAAGATTGTGAGGTTTCCACCACTCTTCCAAGATATGGATCAAAATTCATGAGTTCATCTATACTCATTTGTGCTCCCATATTAGTCCAATAGTTAAGTTGAGAGTCATGGTTTCCACGATGGAAAGCATCAACATGTTCAGGATGAATTGATGAACCTAATTCAATTTTATATAAAAATAGAGGAAGAGAATATGTGTTTCCTGAGTTGTAAAGTAAATCATCAGCAACAGGTCTTGGTCTTACACCATTATCAAGTTTATATTTTTCACCTCTACAGTGAAGACGAATTAACTTTTCAGCATGGTGTCTGTTGATAATATAACATGCTGTGGAGAATTCATTAACAAATCTTTTATGAATTCTTACATGCAAATCTCCAGTACAGATAATTGCAATCTGAACAGCATCCCAATCATAAGGAATCTTAGCATAGAAATCTTTCCATGTGAAATTCCAAAATCTTGCTACATCCATATTACAATCATCTTCCATGATAACTGCATAAGGTGAATCTGATGTTTCATACCAGTGCTTAATAGCTTTAAGATGAGATGTTGTACATCCAATCTCACTGGATGTCATCATGTCAGGATATCTTCCTTTAATAATATCACTTAGATCATCATCTCTACCATCATAAGCTGAAATGCGATGAACATTATCAAGTTCCCAGTAATCAAACTGCTCCTTCATATACTCCCATCTATCTGGTTGATCATCAAGATTGATACAGTAGATAGGACCTATACCATT